AGATGATTCCGATGAAGAGGAAGAAGTATATCCTACTCCAAATGTTTCTGATGTATCGGTAATAAGGTTTAAAAAAGAAGGTGTAAGTGTTTTAAACGATTTAAATGAACAACAATTGTCTTATATCATTCAAGAAGCAAATAAAGCTTATTATAATTCCCAACCCATCATGAACGACAATGAATTTGATATTTTAAAGGAATACGTTGCAACGAAATACCCTAAAAACGAAGCGGTTTTAGAAATAGGCGCTCCAGTAGATCGCAATAAGGTTGTACTGCCTTACGAAATGGCTTCTATGGATAAAATCAAGCCTGATACAAATGCATTGTTTAATTGGACCAGCTTATATAAAGGACCTTATGTGTTGTCCTGCAAGTTAGATGGCGTAAGTGGTCTTTACACGACCGAGGGTGATGTACCGAAATTATATACACGCGGCAACGGGAAAGTAGGTCAAGACATTAGTCATTTGATTCCTTATTTGCGATTACCGAAAGTAAAAAACATTGCGATTCGCGGCGAATTTATAATAAGTAAAAAAAAATTTCAAGATAAATATGCGAAAGAATTTGCGAATCCTAGAAATATGGTTGCGGGAATCATCAATCAGAAAAAGGTGGATGAAAAGGTCTCTGAATTAAGCTTTGTTGCGTATGAAGTTGTAAAGCCTGTTTTAAAACCATCCGAACAAATGAATTATTTAAAGGAGTTAGGTTTAGGGTTTGAATCATCTGTTTTATATTGTAATGAGCATACCTTAACAAATGAAAAACTGTCCACATTATTGGTGGAATGGCGATCAAAATACATGTATGAAATTGATGGTGTGATTGTTACCAATGATCAAATCGTTATTAGAAAATCTGGAAATCCAGAACACGCATTTGCTTTTAAAATGGTTCTCTCAGAACAAATGGCCGAAGCCAAGGTCGTTGATGTGATTTGGAATCCGAGCAAAGATGGATATTTAAAACCACGTGTTCAAATTGAGCCAATTCATTTAGGTGGTGTTACAATCGAATATGCGACTGGATTTAACGGAGCTTTTATTCGTGATCATAAAATTGGTGTAGGTGCCGTGATTGAATTGATCCGAAGCGGTGATGTAATTCCTTATATTCGCAAAGTGATTGTTCCAGCCGATTGTGCAAAAATGCCTTCCGTTTCTTATCAATGGAATGATACGCAAATTGATGTAATTTTGGATGGAGGTGATTTAATAAACGATGAAACAGTTCGAGAGAAAGTGATTACTGGATTCTTTCGAGGTATTGGTGTTGAAGGTTTAAGTAGTGGAAACATTGCTCGCATTATTCAGGCCGGATATGATTCTGTCCCGAAAATCATTTCGATGAAGATAGATGATTATTTAAAAGTAGAAGGATTTAAGACCAAGATGGCTACAAAAATATATGAAGGAGTTATGGAGAAGGTTTCCTCGGCTTCACTCGTTCAATTGGCGTCGGCTTCCAATGTATTTGGGCGCGGTTTCAGTGAGAAGAAAATTGAGCTTATTTTGGAAGGAGTGTCTGATTTATTGATTTCTAATGACACGATAGTATCGAAAGTAGAAAAAGTAAAAGCTATTAAAGGAATGGCTACAAAGTCAGCTGAGGCTTTTGTTTCAAAAATTGACGATTTTGTTTCTTTTCTGAAATCATGTGGGTTAGAAAAAAAAATGGAATTAGAATTAAAAGAAACTGTTTTTACTAATGCTTGTATTAATTCATCACATGCGTTATTTGGTAAAACGGTCGTTATGACTGGTTTCAGAGACAAAGATCTACAAGATTTTCTTAAAAAAGTAGGTGCTACTTTGGGATCAAGTGTAAGTAAAAATACCTTTGTGGTTATAGTAAAAGATTCTGATGCGGATACAGGTAAAGTATTGGATGCGAAGAAACTAGGTATCAATATTTTGACTTATGATGAATTTAAAAAAAAATATTATTGATTTTGTACTATATTTTGTATGTATTGTTTTGTATGTATTGTTTGTAAATATTTTTTGTATGTATTGTTTGTAAATATTTTTTGTATGTATTGTTTTTGTATGTATTATTTGTAAATATTTTTTTGTTTAATATTCAAATTCATATTCAATTACTGATTTCAAATCTATTTTTAATACATTATAAAGTAGTGATCGTGCTTTGTTAAAACTTTGTTCGTTTTTAAAACTAATATCCATGATTTTGATATTGGCTTTATTGAATATTTCAGACATACTATCGGATTCATTTATTTTATCTTGATTTTCTTTCTTCAATTCTAAAAATGATTTTACTATTTTAAAATGGATCGTGTTTAAGAAATCGATCAAATCTTTCTTGGAACATTCAATCCAACCTTGGTCTTGGTCTTGGTCTTGGTCTTTAAAAATATAAAATGTGTTGGGTTTTTCTGTGAAAGCACGAATCGGGTTTTCTGTTTGCCCTACTAATTGCGTTTGTATTTGAAATAATCTTTCAAATATTTGATTTAATATATTGATAAATGGATTGTGCAATATGATTTCAACGTCTTCTTTTAATATTTCAATAGAGTTTATAAATTGTGACCATGGCTGATTTGGTTGTTGTATATGTTCTCGTAACCAATCTAAAATATTGATTTTTTTCTTTTGTTTTACAACCCATTTTTGCATTTGTTCCAGCTTCTCCTCTAAGTGATTGCATTTTAATGATAAATCCAAAATTATTTTATACATTTGTTTCTGTGATGGTACATGTAGTTCTTCTTCTTTGTTTGTTTTATATTTGTTTTTTTTAGCCCGAATCAATGTTTCACATAAAACAAGATGTTTATCTAAATTAATTCTTGTCTTGTATATTTTTCCACAATGAATACAAGATAAACCATATGTTTGTGAAATAAGATTATAATTTTGTTTTATCATTAATTTGTTATTTTGCTTTTTATTATTTTCATTATAAAAAATCATTTTTTTTATAAATTACATAGTAAATATTAATAATAATAATAATAAAATCTTAATAAATATATAATGTATGAGAGAACATCTTTAATTATAAATAAACCTGATTCAAAACAATATGGTTTAGAACCTTTTATTTATCGTTGGCGTACATGTGATACAAATTTAAATTCAAATACTCCTGCGAATCAATATCAACGTTTAAAGTTGATCCAAAATACTGTTCGTGTTTATTCTTCACTCTATACGATGAATTTAGGTGCCTTGAATGCTTATGAAAATCCTGAATCAAATTATCAAGTAGTCGATATAAATGGTGCTAATTATTTGGTAAGTCCGGGTGTTAATTGGAATCAAATGAGTGATCGCAGACAACCCCATAAACAAATTGCAGGGGCTTCTGGGTCGACTTATGGTGCGAGCAGTACTAAAAGAACGGTTACTCGATTAAGACCAGGTGCATTGTCTCCCGGTGGTCATGGTGTAGATATTAAACACAATTCTTATGATCGATATTTAAATCGATTAAAAGGAAAAGGACCTATTCGTCGTGGTATTATTCCACCCGCATTTGGCGCTCCCATTCCATTCAATCCTGCCTTTCCTGTTTACGGTGGAAAGACAGTTAAAACAAGTATTGTTACCGGATGTAACTGTCCAATTGTTAACTCAAATAATAATAATTTAGTATATAATTCACCTGCTTACGATTACGAATTCAATAATGTTGTTTATACATTTTCTGTAGGTCAACAAGTTTATACCAAGAAGGTTGTAAATGGTTCATATGTGAAAGCAACTGTTGTTGCGGTAAATAATGATGGTACATTTTTGGTCCAATTCGAAGATGGAAGTACTCAGATCAAAATGGGTTCGGATTTAAATATTTATATTTCTTGTGATTGTAGTAACAAAAATATGATAAATTCTGTTAATAAAATGATAGATGATATTATTTTAGATAATTGCTATGATCCTGCCTATATAGCCTTAAAAAATAGTATTTAACTGTTTGTTTAGGATGTTTGTTTGTTTTATTTTTTTATAAAAATAAATAAAGAAAGAAATAAAAAATAAAAAGAAATAAAAAATAAAGAAAGAAATAAAAAATAAAGAAAGAAATAAAAAATAAAGAAAGAAATAAAAAATAAAAAAAAATAAAAATAAAATATTATCATTATTTATAATATGACCCAAAAAATAATGATGAATTTGCAAAATCCTAATTCTTCAGCACAATATTTGGCTTCCTTGAGTCAAATGCAAACTACTTTACCACAACCACTTAAAAATACTTCATTGAAAACACCTATGATTGGTCGTGTTCATAATGTTCGTCCTGGTTGTGGTTCTTGCGGAAGAAAATAAATAGTTAATGTATAATAGTTCACGTATATTCAATTCTTATATAATATTAATTATATTTTGTAATATTATATAATGAATACAACTGCATCTACTTCTTTTACTCATTCTTATCCTACAAATCAGTTACACAAATCGAGTAATTATATTACTATGTTTGATAGAGTTGTTTTACCTTATAACAAAATGTATAACAATTGTAACAATACCTTATGTTATACTTATAGTAAAAATTTCATTTATAAACCACATAGTGCTTATGGAATGGTAGGTAGAACTGCCGCGGGTTATTTAGGTCAACGTAAACGATTGTAAATTTTTTATAATTGTTATTATGGTTTTCCAATTATTTGTTGGGCTGTTTGCATTGTCTTTGGTATATTTTTAAAAATTTCTTTCCAATCAGCTGTGAATAACATTATAAAACCAAATAATGCAATTAATAATCTTGTTTCATAATCTAATTTCATTATATCTTTGCTCGTTCTTGTATTAAATAAATATATCAATAAAACAGACATTAAACCTTTAAATAAAATTTCAATTCGTTGTTTTAAAAACTCAATTTGTTGTATTCTTTTTATATTTGTTGGATCTTTGTGTTTAAGATATATTTCATAAATTGCTAAAACAATAAAGATTATTTTTACTAGAAAAATTAATTTTATATAAAAACTATATAAATTCATTATATACTTACTGTTAGAAAAATTTAATATAGGAAAATAAAATATAAGGATAATAAAATAATATAAAATAATATAAAATATATAATGAATTCAGCACCTCTTGACCAAGCTTATAAATATGAAACGCACAGCGAATTTATTAAAAATATGAAGACTCCAAAATATTCTCCTGTTTGCATTTTTTGCGGAAATTTGGAAAGTATTGCTCTTACTACGGACTGTGGTTCTTTCAGAAGATGTTTAAAATGTCGGAAAGATTTTAGAGCACGCATTTATTTTTGATTTTTTGATTTTTTGATTTTTTGATTTTTTGATTTTTTGATTTTTTGATTTTTTGATTTTTTGATTTTTTGATTTTTTGATTTTTTGATTTTTTGATTTTTTGATTTATATTTTAATATAAAAACAATTTAAAAAGATTGTCTTTTTATTATATAGGGAGTTAACGTAATTTAAGTCGCAAGTAAGGTAAGTTTTTACTTTTATTATTAATTTTATATTTTAACTAATATTTTTGTTTATTTTATTACAGGTTTTATTTCCATTACAGCAATTTTTTATTTTATTAAAAGTATGAACTTATCCTTCATAATTTAACGGAAGTAGCACAAAATTTTAGGGTCTTATAGTCTAGTGGTTATGACCCCAGACTTTGAATCTGGTATCCTGGGTTCGAATCCCAGTAAGACCTTTTTTTAAATATTCTTTTTTTCATTCTTTTAAGCTTCGGTAATTTAGCGGTAGAATATTCGGCTGTTACGTATTTATTACATTTGAAACCGAAAGGTCGCAGGTTCGATTCCTGCCTGAAGCGAATATTTTTAATAATTTTATATTAATATTTTTATATAATAATATAAAATAGTTTTATTATTATCTATTAATGGTTACATACGAAGAAATAAAATTATCTTTTGAAAACCGTAAATGTAAGTTATTAACAAATGAAAAGGAATATAATGAAATGTGTAATAATAAAATAAAATTCAAAAAGTTTAATTACATTGCTAGTTGTAATCATAATCATATAGTATTTTATAATGTTTTTATTAGTAGAAACACTGGAATCATTTGCCCTTCTTGTGTTAATAAAAATAACGGAATTATAAATAAAGAAAAAAGAAAAATTAATAAAACTGAATTACTAGAACAAGAATATAAATGCATTAAATATTTTATGGATTTAACTTTTGAAAAATTTACTGTTATAAAGGCATTTGATGGTTGTAATGCGGACATAATTTATAAACCTACTTATGTTTTATCTGATGAATGGGTTGGAATACAAGTCAAATCTAATCACAAATTAAATAAAACTTATTGTTTTTCCATATTAAATGATTATAAGGATTGTTTATTATTTTTAATGTGTGTTGAAGATAAAAAAATGTGGTTGATACCAAGTAATATTATAAAAAATCAACAAAAGTTATCCATTGGTGTAAATAAATCAAAATATAGTATGTATGAAGTTAATATTTCTAATATTAATGAAAAATTAACTCAATTATATGATAATAATAATAAAAGTTTATTTGAAAACCTAAATATACCTAAATGCATTTATCAAGCAAGAGAAAAAGAATTTCGACATTTTAGAGAAAATTTATTAAATTTTATTTCATTTGAAAATAATGATATGGAAGGTTTGGTGTATGATTTTAAGATTGGTAATAAAAAGATACAAGAAAAAGTTGGTGGGATTGATAAGAAAAAACACAATCAGTTTATATTTAGTATTTGTAAAAACAATGGAAATAATTATGGAAAAAGAAATCAAATACAATATGATATTAATGATAATGATATTTATTGGTTAAATTGTTCTGATAAAAAATATTTTTTTGTAATACCTGAAAAAATATTAATTGATAAAAATTTTATTGGAAATAAATATTCCAAAAAGGTTTTAAAAATTAATCCAACAAATGTTCATATAAATAATTTATGGTTAAAACCATATATGTTTGATTATGAAAATGTAGATAATGAAAAATTATTAACAATACTAAATTCATAAATTATATAATTTTTCAAGGTTTCTGAAACTTCTTGATGCATTCATAAATTTTGGCCGATTCATCAATATTGAATGCTCCTCTTCTTTGTGCTAAGTGTACAAAGCTTACCAATAAATTGAGCGCCATGTTTTCATTTGTTACTGGTACATCAACTAATCTTGGTTCTTTTGTTTGTTCTTGTGTTTTAGCCTTATCTTCAGATTCCATTTTATTATGTAATTCTTTATTAATATTTCTTTAATATATATTTTTTATTAAAAGATTTTATTAAAAGAATAATGATGAATCAAATGCGCATTTTTTTTTATAAAAAATTTCTAATTCTGAGTATCCTCCAATGAATTGATCCTTATAGAAAATAATAGGGAATGTTTTTATTTCTCGACATGCTTTTTCATTTTCGGTTATTGCATTTCCAGACATTTTATTTATGAAAGCTAGAAATCCTTCTTTGTCTTCTATTAAATACTCATCACAATCGATTACATGAGGATTTTCTTTTTCTACTAATTTTTTCGCTTTATTGCAGTAAGGACATCCACTCTTTGAATAAATGGTATAAGTTTGTTGTTCGCTTGGTTTTTCGTATATAACGTTCGACATATTATTTTATATATAATAAAATAATATTTAAATTATTTTTTTAGTTTTCTAACGACTGTAAAGTTTCTAAGGACTGTAAACTTTCTAAGGACTGTAAAGTTTCAAATGATTTCGTCTTTAAACAATCCCCTTTATTTGTCGGTACAACAAGTTTTATGGGTGCATTTTTTAACTTCAATTCTTTTCCACAATGATTTTTAAGTTGATTATCAATATTATCTATAATTCCAGATTTTTCCATATGTTCTATTATTTTTTTTGCACCTTCAACGCTTGTAATATAACCTTCACCGTGTTTTAATAATCTTAAAATATTTATATTATCTTTTAAATATTTTGTTGAATCATTGATATAATCATAAAAATTATCTTCTAATATTACATCATCTTCTAAAAAACAGATATAAGGTATATTATGGTCTACTTGATATTTTAATATTTTAAATTTTGTTATCCAATTTGCGAGAGTTCCGTATGTTTTGTATTCTAAATTGTTGTATTTTATATTTAATTGTTTTATTTTGTTCAATTCATATAAGGTTTCATTTATATCGTAACCATTTACTGATTTAATTATTTTTATAAATGGGAATTTTTGCTTATTTATTTCAACATATTTTATTCTATCATCTCTTAATAAACTTAATATATATATTTCACATAAGTTATTCATTTTATTTATAATTTATTTATTTATAATTTATTTATAATTTATTTATAATTTATTTATAATTTATTTATAAATAAATTGTAATTTTAAGTATTAAATAAATTATGTTTTTTATTCTTACTTATTCTTTATAAAAAGTTGAACCATAAATGTTTCCATAATGCACTTATTCCCGATTCACCATTGTTTATTGTTACTCCGTTTGCACCTATTTCATTTTGACTAATGTCTAAAATGAAAGGACAATAATTGGTGCTATTGCCCATGTTTGTACAAGGATTGCAAGGCTCGTTTATAAATTTAAAGCCTGGAATAATATTTTCTAAATCATGATAGTTTACAGGGGTTTCTTTGTTTACTTGTTCTCCAAGAATTCCTCCATATCCCATAAATTGTATTTGTTTTATTTCATTGGTATTTGCATCACATTTAATAATCTTTGAATTAGGATTTGTTTTGTTTGTCTTTAATCCTGAAGTATAACCAAATGCACCTATACCAGATATATCGTCTTCATGTGTTCCTTGATTTATTTCGACACCTCTTTGTAAAAACTTGCCCTCTTTGGTTTGCATCTTTAAAATTTGTTGTATCGCATTTTCGTTATAAATAGTTTGGGCTTTAATAATTGCATCATCTGGATAAGATCTAATGTATACATTTTTATTTAATGCTTCAGTGTATAAATCTTTGGTTGTTTGTGACCAAGGCCATTTTCCGTTATCGTTAAAATAATCGACTTCTTCTTGTGTTGCTTGTTGCTGAATCATGGATGTATCAAAATTTGTGTTTCTATTTATGGTGCTCTGTATTTGTAAAAAAGTATTGGTTGAATCTTGTGTCCATTGATTTTGATCTTGATTTTGATTTTCATAATTTTCGGTTGTTTTTGTTTCTTTTGTTTTAAAAGAAGGAGAACTGATTCTGTAAAGTATGATTATACAAATGGTTGCGATGATTCCATATTGAGCTGTGTAAGTTGCGCTAATTAATATTATTGTTAATAACAAAATTAAGTTCCCTAAAAAGGTGTGAAATAATAATATAAAAAAACTTGGAATAACATACAATACTAACCATAAGAATACTAAAATACTTAACAATCCAATTAATTTGGTTTTATTGTCTTCCGTAAATAATTTTTTATAATATTTTGTAATTTCTATTTTCATACTAAATAACTATATACTTTTTTTCTCTTTCAGAAATATCAATTATATAATTAATTAAACAAATAATTAACTATATAAATAAACAATTATATAATTTATTCTTCTATTAAAGTCATATTTGATAACTCCCTCAAATATCTTCTACTACATGTTTCAACTAATAGTCCATTTGCATAAATTCCATAATTCATATAATAATCATCATTTTCTAAAGCTAAATGATATATTGTATATGTGCCTTCTTTTTCATATACGCTGCATCTTTTATCTATACAAGCAGGTAAACGGTATTTTTTATCTGTTACAAAAATTCTTCCCAATACTTCTTTTGTCTGTTCTCTTTGATTTTCAATAAAATCATCTACTAAAATAGAGTGACAACCTGTTATAATCAAATCTTCAAATACTTCTGGATAACCTTCTTTAGAACATTTATAAAGTTGATCTTTAATACGATCTTTGATTCCTGGATGTTTTATATCTCTGAATCCAATCATATTGATTGCTTTATATCCATCATTTATTGTTTGCACTAAGTCACCTTTTCTTAAATTTTCTATTGAAATATACCCTTTATCCGTCAATATTTTTGTACCCTCTAGAAAACATGGCGGTTGTGGTGGTGCGGGTATCACATAATAACCAACTTGTCCATACAAACATGCAACATAAAGACTTGTATTGTTTGTTAATAATCCAAAAGGTTGAATGTTTGTTCCTGTTATAAAACTAGCATTAATAACATTACCTGTACTTGCATCATATTGTGAAATTGTATTATTATATAACAGTGTTAAATATAACATATTTCCATTTATACTTAAACCTGTTGGGTTACTTATTCCTGTTATAAAATTATCCACAAAAGCACCTGTAGTTGCATTATGTCTAGTGACTATTCCCGATCCTTGATTAGCTGTGTATAAATAATTATTTTGTACATATATACTTCTAGGATTATTTAACCCTGTTGTAATAAAACTACCATTAATAGTGGCACCGGTAGTTGCATTATATGTAGTAATTGTAGAATTATTGAAATTACTAACATATAAAGTATTTCCCGAAATAAACAACGAGTTTGCACCAGACAAACTATCTGTTATAAATGTATTATTTATAACAGCACCTGTAGTTGCATTAAACGTTCTTATAATTTGATTATTGAAATCTGCTAAATATAAGATGTTAGAACTAACAGCTGCTCCTACAATAGCTGTAAGTCCTGTTATAAAATTACTATTAATAGCGGCACCTGTAGTTGCATTATATGTGCCGACAACAGGACCACCGCATACATATAAAGTATTACCAACTAAAGCAAAACTATCTGGGTTATTCAAACCAGTAATAAAGTTTGGATTATTACTCATTATATATTATATATATAATTTTTATTTATTATTTATTATTTATCTCCCAGTTGATCCAAAACCACCTGCTCCTCTTTCCGTTTGTTCTCCTAATTGTTCTGGTGTGTCTACGATTTCTACATAAATCGGGGCTAAATTCGGCGCACATATTTGCACTAAACGGTCGTAATTTTGAATAAAATAATTACATTTTATATAACTATCATCCAAATAATTGATTACATCAAACATGCCCATAATATTTCCTCTGTATCCTGAGTCAATGATACCCACTGAATTCGCTAATCTTAAATCCGTCTTGGATAAACTAGACCTTGGATACATATAATAACCTGTATTGTATGTTTTGTTATTATCTGTATACATAGTGGCTGAACATTGTATTTTGAAATCTACTTTTTGTAAAGGTCCGAAACATTTAATACCTTCATCTATTTGGTCTTCATATTGTATACCTGGAGCATATAAATCAAAACCTGCATTTAGAAATGCATTTAGTAATGATTGGTTATGTTTATTAGCGGTTGTTAAATACAAATTTTTTAAATTTACGTCATTATTGATGTAAACTTTTAAATACATTACCTGTGGAAAGGTTTGTAAGAGTTTGTTTAAGATAGCTTCGGGTTCCATGATTTAATAAATATAATTAGTAAATCATGTTTAAATCCTTTTTCGCTTTTTTTACTTCGCTTTTTTTGTTTGTTTGTTTGTTTGTTTGTTATTTTTACTTCATTATAAAAAAGTGGAACAAAAACAAAACTAATTACTATATATATAGTATTATTATGAAAATTATTGTGGCACGATATAATGAAAATATTGAATGGACTAAACAATTTCAAAATGTAATTATTTATAACAAAGGTACAAAATTAGAAGAAGATGGTTATAATGAAATTATGTTAGATAATGTTGGTAGAGAAGGTCATACGTATTATAAATATATTTACGACAATTATGATGATTTAGATGATTACACTGTTTTTTTACAAGGATATCCGTTTGATCACTCACCTAACTTAGTCAATAATTTATCAAATTTTATCAATAATAAAGAATTGAATATCGACTTTGAATATTTAAGTGAAAAAATATTGAATTCTAAGTTATCTGGTTGTCGTTATGCTGGTCGTAATTTACCTTTAAGACGGATATATAATTTACTTTTCGACGAAAAAAAGGAAAATATGGACTTCATATTTGGCGCTGGAGCTCAATTTATTGTCTCTAAAAAGCAGATTCTCAAAAGACCAAGAGATTTTTATCTTAAAATTGTTGAATTATTAAAAGATAAAATAAAGCCAGTTGAAGGTTATGTTATTGAACGTTTTCATAATATCATATTTTCTTGAACTTTTTTTTGCAATTCATTTGTCTAGTTTATTCCACTTGGACTTGTAATGTAATCATATGGTGGGACTGTATAATTTATATTCGAGCTATAACATGATCCTGAATTGCCTACATTTGTTATTCTTGTTCCACCTGTTAATATACCTGTACCTGTTTGAACAGCATAAGGAAATGGTTTCTGATATGGAAGAGGGTCCGCACATCTACGTTGAATACGCAATGTATGTTGACTAGATGTTTCTGGTTGTTTTAATTCTTTTGTATAAGGTGCATTACGAACCATGTCGTCATACTTGAATCTAGCTGTTGTTGTGTAACATAAGGTTGGACCACCTCTTTTAATGTATCCTACATATTTGGTATTATTGTTTATGTCGGTTACACATATGTTGGCGGTTTTTAAATCATGGATGTACATACCTTGACTCTTTGTATCTGATTGTGTGGTTCCATCATTAACTGGCTGTACCCAAGCGTTTGGATATTGCCCATTGTATGCCCATCGGTATTTCTTTTCTAACATTCCCTTGGTTGTTAACACTGTTGGTTTAACAAATAACCATTGATCCCCTTGTACAATGACTTCGTTTACATTGAATACTGGTTCGGTTTTCTTATAAGTACCACAACATCCACCCCATCCAATTGGATTTGTACCTCGATAAGGTGTACCACTTTTTGAGAATCTGGATTCCTTACCAACATAACCTACATTTCTATGGGAACCGTTTAAAGAGAAACCTACTGGTCCTGGGTAATTTATGGCTTGTTGTAGCCCTGTTGTACTTGTACCAAATGGGCCTTGGGGTAACCAATAACCACCTGGTGGTTTTCCTGATCTTTTGGATCCATATTGAATTACTGATTTCTTTTTAAATGCAGTTAAAGACATGTATATAACATATCATGAGAGTTTTTTTTAGTTTTAAGTTTTAAATTTAAATAAATAATAATGTTCTCAATTCGGGGTCTTTTTGCAAACTTCTCTCCAATGCGTAAAATAATTTTGTTCCTTTGATATGATCTAGGGTTTGAGTTAGGTTTTGGGTTGAACATTGTGATAGGTCTTGGGTTGAAGATCGTGATAGGTCTTGGGTTGAAGATTGCGTTAATAATAAAATTTGTATGTATATGCCTAAACTGTAATAAATGGTTTTATAAGTAATATTTGTGGATGGTATCAATGTTAATTCTTGTATTTCCGGTGAATCATATTGGTTTTTTGTGAATGGTTTATAAATAGTTAAATATTTTTTATATGTTATGTCTAACAAATCTTCGTTGGATACATAAATAAATTTTGTATTATCTATGATTATAATATTTTCTGGTTTTATTTGAAAAAAACATTTTTTTTGATCTTCTATTAAGTATTTAAATTGTTTTGATAAATAATACAAAATTTGTAAGGATGTTTCGTATTTGTTTTTTGTTTTTGTTTTTGTTTGTAAAAAAGGCTCAACTGTTGTTGCACTAAAAGTTATACTTTGATACTGATCGCTTATGGTTGCTCCTAATAAAATACCGGGCTTTGTAAGTGATAATAACAGGGGTATATTTTTATTTTTTAAATAGATGGTATATGAGATTTTGTTTGTATCTCGTTTGATTGTAAATTCTGTTTGAGGATTATTTATCATAAATATAAATAAAAAAAGTGTTTATTTGTTTTCTATTTTAATTTGTTTTTAGATTTTATTTTATTTTGTTTTTAAATTTTTAATTTTTTTTAATTTTATATTATTTTTGTGGTTTTTTATATGCGGAAACTTTCCAAAACCATGGTTCATCATAAATAATTTTTATGTCTTGGTTGTTTTCAAAACGTTCTTTTGTTATTTTTGCGTTTTCTGTATCTAACCATTTTTTTAAATGAATATATACTCTTTTCGATTTGTTCTTTTGATTTTTTTCGTCGTTTTTTGAAATGAGATCAATATGATCTATGATTCCTATATTTAAACGATTGAATACATTTTTAATTTGTGTTTCAGTCGTATTGAAAAGTACTCTTGGTATAAAAAGTATTTCTGTATTCATTGTGAATTGTTTTGTTTTATTTTGATTCGTTTTACTTATATGATGTGATTTATTTGTTTGGTAGATATTCAATTCAATTTTTTATCCACTTTTAAACCTTTGCGCATTTGAAATGCGCATTGTAACAGTCACTTTGCACCGATAAATCGCCCAGAAATGAGCGATTTAAATGTGCAAAGGTTTAAAAAAAGTGGATAAGATTTTTGCTCCACTTTTTTTTAAAAGTGGAAAAAAAAATTGAAATGCTTTTACATTATAAAATAATATGTATCTTAAAATTCTATCTTGTATAAGAAAAAATGGTTTCAATCTACGGTGTTCCTTCTTTAAACTCTCATTTGTTTCACGCTTATGATAATAATATTATTTTCACAAATCCTTTGAAAATAAATAATATTATTAATGCTATTCAATTTGGTCTTCAAAATATTTACTACCTTGTTGATTTTATTTGTTTCTCTGTTTATTTGTTTATTTATCCATTTGTTCGTTCATTTATAATGCTTCGCAATTATTCGACTGCTTTATTCGGTCGTTTTGATTTAAATTATGATTTTGGTTTGGAAGTTGACTTTTATTTTGTAGGTACTATGTTTTTAATGCTATTGTTGTGTTATATGTTTAAAGCATTCTATGATATTGTTGGTGATGCGATACTTTTTGAAAATGAACGTTTTGATACTCGAATTCGTATGTCTAAGGCACGTATTGAAGAACTTGTTTCACAAAATAAAAAACTTACATTTAAATTGCAAGCTTTGAAAGACGAATTTGATTACTTTAAAGAACATCATTTCAATTTACAAATTATTATGAATAAAAACATGGAGAGAAAATTTAATTATTTAAAAAAACAAATACAAATGTATGAGTAATCAAATGTATGAGTAATCAAATGTATGAGTAATCAAATGTATGAGTAATCAATTGTATGAGTAATCAATTGTATGAGTAATCAATTGTATGAGTAATCAATTGTATGAGTAATCACACTAATCAAATTAATAAATTTTGAAAAACAATATAAAAAATTTATAATAATTATAATATTTATAATGGAAAAAAATTCGTTTTCATATATTAAGGTAGACGATAATAAAATAATAAATGAAAAATCCATTACATGGGTAAAAAAAATGAATGATTGTTTGGAAGTTTGTACTAAATCAACTGGATGTCATATACAATATATTGATACACATAAAATATGTAAATTAAATCAACCAGATAGCTATGATAAAATAAATAAATTTTTCGAATAAAAAACTTTTTTTTACACATTTACTCAACTTTTTTTAAAACGTAGTAAATAAAAGTATAAAAAAAATTGAAATGCTTTTTCATAAATTCATAAATGGTACAAAAATAATAATTTATTTTAACAACAACTTTTTAACCATGTCTAATTCAAAAAAACCATTTTGCAAAGTGTGTTTTGATGCTGGTAAACCGGAATCTGAATATACAAATCATTTTGTTAAGAATGTTCCTGGACCCAATGGTAAAGTTATTTGCCCAACCTTATTAGGTTTAAGTTGCAGATATTGTTTGAAAAATGGTCACATGGTTTCTCATTGCCCTGATTTGACTGAAAATAAAAAAAAAGGAAAAAAGATTAGTGTTACTTCTGCTTCTGCTTCTGCTTCTGTTGCTAAAGCTTGTAAAAAAACGAATATGTTTCACCATTTAACTTTTGATTCAGATTATGATTCTGAAGAAGATGTTACCATTGTGAATTGCTGTGAACCTATTGTAGAAAAACATCATGTGGATGCCGTAACTTATGCGAGTATTTTGGCTAAACCAAAGGTTGAAACTTCTGCTAACGCTTGTACTAGAAGTGAACTTACCTTTGATGCTTGTGCAAAAGTCCAGAAACAACAACCTTACAAATATTCGTTCAAGAAAAGCTGGGCTGCTTATGATTCTTCTTCTGATGAAGAGGAAGATTAAAAATTTAGTTAGGGTTATTAAGTGTAGAAATTTGCATTCATTAAATTAAATTAAAATAAAATAAATAAAATTGAAATGGATTTACGCCATTTTTTTTATTGCACTTTATTTTAATTACTTATCAATTTTCCTCATAAATTTTGCTCATAAATTTATAAATGACATCTTCTGTTGATTTGAACTTGGAACAACGTATGGTATTGTTCAAGAATTACTTGGATTATTCCGCGATGGCTCATAACGATTATCAATACGAAGGTGTTCTTTGGTGTCTTAAGAATGAGCTTGGACTGAATGAATCTGCTTGTACTAGCGTTAACGGTACTAAAGTTAGAGGCGGCTTCATAGCGGATGAAATGGGCCTAGGTAAAACCATCTTGATGATCGGGACCTTTTATGCTAACTTTGTTCCAAAAACCCTTGTCGTTGTGCCCTTAGTTTTACTCGATCAGTGGTATAACCAAATTCTCAAAACAACTGGGCACAAAGCCTTAATATATCATGGGCAAAAGCGTTTTAAGTTGAATTTAAGTAGTGCAGGTTCGTGTATTGTTCTTGCAACTTATGATATGATTAAAAAACATAGACCTACAAAAAAATATAAAGATGAGCGAGTGAATCCTTTACACAATATTCAATGGGACCGGGTTGTATTTGACGAAGGTCATCATTTACGTAATAAAAATACACAGGTTTATTTGGGTGCATTGAAATTGAAAGCCCGTATTCATTGGTTGGTTTCTGGTACTCCCATTCAAAATAAGATTAAGGATTTTTATAACCTATGTGGAATTATTGGTATGCCAGCTAGTTTCTATACAGATAAGGATAATCTGGATATAATTGCCCGTTATTATATATTGAAGCGAACTAAGAAACAGGTTGGTATAAATATCGGGGATATTTCGGTTAATAATGATTTGGTTCCATGGAATGATAAAAACGAGTTTTTGTTATCTAAGAGGATTCATTCTTACTTGCCCTTTTCCAATATAGCTTTTCAGGATAATTTACGTGGTGTAAATATTGATATTCCTTATATGTTGGTTGCCTTATTGAAAGCGCGTATGTGCTGCGTTTTACCTAAATTGTTATTTAAAAATAAAGAGAATGAATTTATTGAAGTTAGTTTAGGTAGCAGTAAAATGGATTCGGTTGTTAATAAGATTTTAGAGAGAAAAGATAACGGAAATGGTAAGTTGGTCTTCTGCCACTTTCGTGCGGAAATTGATGAGATTGTTCGACGTTTGGTTTTAGGCGGGATGTGTAATGTTCAGACCTTTGACGGTCGGGTTAAAATGAATAAGCGTAAAAATATACTTAATTCTCAGTCAAGTGTACTAATATTGCAAATTCAAACTGGTTGTGAGGGTTTGAATTTGCAGGAGAATTATAACGAGATTTATTTTGTAAGCCCTCATTGGAATCCGGCTGTAGAAGATCAGGCTGTTGCTCGTTGCCATCGCATTGGTCAAAAAAAGCAAGTGGAAGTGTTCCGGTTTGAGATGGCCCCGTTTTTAAGCGAAGAAGAAGAAAGAAAGCCTACTATGAGTTTAGACAATTACGCATCTCAACTTCAAGAATACAAGCGTTACATTGCGAGTGAAATTTTTGGTTAGGGTTTTAGTTTAGATTAGGATTAATAAATTTAAGTTAGATTAAGATTTTAGGGCTTGTAAGTTAAGTTAATTTTTTTTTATTTTGTATTATTTTAGTTATAGTATCATATCCTTTTCTAAAATCATGATCTTTTTCCCAATGAGGCTTATTTGAATTGTCGTCCCACGATAATGCATAAGTTGGACATTTCCCTTTTTCTATATTTATATTGTCTTCTTCACATGTGATTGAATAACTTCTTGTTTTTTTTGGAATATCCATTTTTAATATATTCTTAAATAATATTTTTATATTTATATTTCATTTTTTTTTGTTTTATTTGTTTTATTTGTTTATAGTATTTTTGTTTCTGCTTTTGGAACCGTATAGTATGGGAAACTAAAATGAAGATAAATATTGTTTAACCAATTTAATAATCCTTTACTTATTTCATGACGATTATTTGATTGTTATTCATTTATAATAATATTTGGGATTTTTTCAAGGTAAAAGATACGGCTTCTATTATTGTATATAAAAAGGTACTCTATAACTCGTCAATCGACCATATAACTCTTTAATTTATCCCTTTGAAACTAGCAAATAGAGAGAAATTATATTAACCATATAATATAACAACCCTATTATTGTGTTATTAAGCTTACATCAGAAATGAGTGTTTTTTTAGGGAAATGAGTACTGTTTTACCCCATGTAATTACCCTATATAAGCCGCGGCTTTAAGCCCTTTAAATATATAATATAAATATGAAGTATTATATACTGTATAATATTGTGTATATTTCACACCATATATGCTGTTACAGAAATGAGTGTTTATTTGGGTAAATGAGTAGCAATTTGACCCCCGATAAAAAAGGTTAATCACTCTAAAAAAAATTGAAATACTTTTTTCTCTAACTATTTAATTTACTTTACTTTTATCAATATGACAACAACAACCCCATTTGAGTTTAAGAGAATACCTGCCTTAGATTACGATAAATATTTTATAAGTCCTCTTAGTGAAAATGACTTAGCACTCTATAAGCAGGCAAATAGTAAACAGGACTTCAACAAATTAATGAAATTAGAAAAAAAGAAATTGGATTGGAACGGGAAACTTTACCAGTATTCCCTTATATACGAGAAATATCGTGTTGAATTGAATGAAATTCGTAATAAAAGGATATTAAATAGGGAATCGTTGAATAAATTATCTACAAATACAACCTACTCCTTTACTAACAGCTCTAATAATAAAACCTTTAAAAAAGACCTGGAACAGCTTATCAGAATAAAAGAAAGAGAGAATTTTGCCTATTACAATTTGTATAAAAATATACAGGATGAATTATATAAAATTACCCGGAAATTTAAACGCGAATATGCGGCCATTTATATGGAAACTCAACTATTCGATAATAATACCATTCAAAAAATCGGGGTAAATGAAGAGGTAAAATTATTGAAACAGGTTGATAAATTACCTGATGAACTTATCATGATTGTTCATTCCTATTTAACATTTGAAACCCGAGTTACCCTTTTAGAATATAAGGTTAAAAATACCATGGATAAAGAGCTTAACACATTTGCATTTCATTATATACCATGTCGTATTTATAAGGATTATTATGCTAAAATGGACTTGTACCCTGAATTAAAAGCCCAGTTCAAAGAATTTGGTACTATCTTTTATACTAATCAAGATACACATAGGTTTCATGATACTCGAATTACCGTTAACAGTTTTATACAAGGTATAAAACAACAACACCACCTATTCCTTAAATATTTGATCCTATTACTAGACCAACATAATCGTTATGTCTGGTTATATGAAATATACCGCTTAATTTTAATAGGCAAAAATAAATTAACCTGTAATACTTATACACGTTTATAACTTCACTTAACTTAACTTTAAACTTAACTAGGGCGTATGCCTTTTTTCTCTCTATCCTTCTATTCTATAGTAAAGTAAAAGTCTTTCATCACATTAAAATTTTCTGATAATATTATATTTAAGATTATTACAATTATTGATGTGTTTCTTTTGTTTAACCTATAAGTTAATCAATAAAATATACTCTACAATTTAATGATAAGAGAGAACCCAACCTGGCTTTAAGCCCTTTTAATATATATTATTGTATCATTGTATTAATTCATATAAGAGTATTTTTGATTATTATCACAACATATATGCTCATTCAGAAATGAGTGTGTTTTTGGACTTTTGAATATCAAACTGTTTCGTGAGAATCATTCGGTTTATTTACACCATATTTTTCAAATCTTTTATTTATTGTTTCCTGAATGCACTTTTTTTTTGAAATTATCCTTCCTTTTTTATTTATAACAAAATCACATTTTAACAATTTACCTGTTGTTTTATATGCTATACAATCCCATACTTCTTTTCTAGAACCATATAATTTATCATATATTTTACCATTAATTATATACTTTCCATCTTCATTTTTTTTGTATATATTATTCAATGTATTTATATTGATTGTTTTTTCATAATTTTCGTTTTCTTCTTCTTTCACAATTACTTTATCATCTTTAATAAATACTTCATTTTCTTCATTTAATTCTTGTTTCAAATTTATTTTTGCATTAAATTCTGTATCTTGTACTATTTTTTTTAACAAACCTTCATATTTCTTTAACAATTTTATATTTTCTGTTTTTAATCTATTATTTTCTGTTTCTAATAAGATTAATTTATGTGTATTGTTATTTTCATTCTTTTCATCTAGTTGTTTTCTAAGTAGCTTATTTTTTTCTAAAATTTTTTTATAATTCTCTGGACTATACTCAATATTCATGATTACATCTTTTATTATTTTGTCTATTTCTACAAATGTTAAACCATCTATATTTAATAATTCTACATATTTTTTACCCTTCAACATTAAGTTACGCTGTCTCTCTATAAATAAAGAATTTTCTTTTAAAGATTTCTCTATTTGTAATTTGTTATTTACCTTAAAAGCATTTATTAATGTAAAATTTAAATAATTTTCCTTATGTTTTATTACACGTTCCTTTAAATTATTTGAATTTCCAAATTTTATTAATCTCTCATTTTTATCGCTTACATTATCTATTGTTCCATAATAAACACATTGAACATTTTTGGAAAATTGTTCCAATAGCGTTTTCTCTCTTATTTTATCTTTGCATGTTTCTATCTTTTTTATTTCAACTTCTTTTTCTTCCAATTGCAATTTTAATTCATTGCTTTCTTCTTGTAATACTTCTTGAAGAGTTTCTTCTAATTTTATGTAGTATTCGTGAATTTGTTCTGCTTTTTTTGTTCCTGCTTTTAAACAAAATAGTTTAAATGTTCTTATAGTAAGCATAAATACTTCTTTATTATGACCACCTTTTGTGTTATTTTGTTGGTTTGCCAGTTGGCAAGGCAATAATTTATAATCTTTATTTATGATAAAATTTTTTTCTAATACACGTTTTGCATTTACTTTTAATCCAAAGCCCAACCATTTCCATACATCATCTAAATCTATTACAAAATCATTTTTTCTATCATATTTCAAATAACAATAAAAACTCGCAACAAACATTTGCTGTTCATCATCTGTAAAATTTTCTTTTATTTTTTTTACTAGTTTATTCTGATAGTTTCCTGTTAATCTTGTGATTGGATTATTTTCAATCAATTCTACTATATTTAAGGATGCATCCATACTTTATTTATCATTATTCTATTTTCTTTAAATTTTTATTACACAATATTGTTTATTGATTTATAAATCAACAAGCAATAAATTCTTTCAATATATATATATATATTATATACTTCATTTATACCATATAAGATTAGATTTGCATATTTTCACACCATATATGATTATCCAGTTATGAGTCTGTTTTTGACTTTTGACTCGTGTTTTTATACACTATATAAAGGCTTTAATTAAGACACTATAACTTTAATTCTGACTGCTTCAGAAATAAATTATTACTTATATACCATTCAATTCACTGTAAACATTGGAATTTATCCTATAAGAATTATAGTCTATTTAAATGAATTAGAGAGAAAATGTTTGTGAGGCTTTAATTAAGACCATATAACTTAATTTATGTCTGCCTCAGAAATGACTGCTTTTTTGAAGAATTGAGTGATGATTTGTATACGCTTTAATTCACTGTAAACATCCTATAAGCATCATTGTCTATTTCAATGAATTAGAGAGAAAAATGTTTGCGAGGCTTTAATTAAGACCATATAACTTAATTTATGACTGCCTCAGAAATGAGTGTTTTTTTGGAATAATGAGTGATGATTTATATACCATCCAATTCACTGTAAATATTGGAATTTATCCTATAAGAATCATACTATATTTTATTAAATTAGAGAGAAATAGTTAACAAAGTCTTTCTCTCTATTTCATTGTTCTATATTTTTTTATATTCTCATAATTATAACTATAAAAATATATCTTTCATTTTATCATAGAGAGAAAACGTTTTTACCTATATGATAATCAATCAATTTTTATCAAGAAAAAAAGGTTTTCACCTTAAATTATTTTATATACTTAACTTAACTATTATTAACTTAATTATACTACATGCTTAACTTAACTACTATTACACTATATCCTTAACTTAACTATACTACTACTTATTCATCATATTCTTCTTCTGATTCTTCATCTGAATCTGACTCGGCTTCGTCAAATATGATCTTCTTTGATACTTCATCCCACTTTCCTACTACATCTTGTTCCATGTTGTATACGATACCCGTCTTCTTTGACTTTAAGTATTTGGTACCTTCGTATTCGAATTTCTTTACTACGTCTTGTTGTTCTTCTTCATCTGGTTTCGCTTCTTTTACCTTTTTCTCTCCTTTCTTTACTGCCTTCTCTTGTTTTTCTTGCTCTTTTAAGGCTTTCTTTTCCGCTTTTTCTTGTTCTTTCTTTGCCTTCTCTGTTTCTTTCAAGGCTTTCTCTTGCTCCTTTTTTGCTTTCTCCGCTTCTTTTAAGGCTTTCTTTTCCGCTTTTTCTTGTTCTTTCTTTGCTTTATATGCTTCTTTTTCTGCCTTTTCTTCTTCATTTACATTTACATTTACATCATCTTTTGTAGATGAGGCCGCTGCTATCATTTCTGCAAATAAATCTGTCGTCTCTTCTTGAACTTCTAACACCTTCTTCGCTTTCGCTGGACGACCCTTCTTTTTATCCTCTTTTAACGCCTTTTCTTCCTTTAAGGCTTTGGGTCTACCGCGTTTCTCTTCTTCTTCAATATTGAAGTGTTCTTCTAATATTACTACATTTAACTTACCTGCTTCATCTAACACTTTTTCCTTTGAGATATTCATTTTTTTCATTATTTTTGTATAAGGGGTTGGACTTTTACCCTTTGGATCACGGTATTCCATTAAACCTACTGCTAAACGATCTTCTATTCTACCATAATCCGGCTTTCCTGATTCGTTTTTTAATGCTTGTTTTTCACATCTTTTGCAGTATTCTTTTGAACCACGTTTGTTTTCACATTGCGTATATAGACCGTGATTCTGTTTTAAGCCACCACAACATGAATCATCCTTCATTCCGTTAAAAGGTAGAGGAAAACCTGCTTTTACTACTTTTTTTACTGTTTTTTTTGGGTTTTCTAATGAAATTACCACTTCGTTTAAACCTAGACGGCTTAATGCTTCTTCACTATCGAATTTGTAGTTTTCAGCACATTCCTCCACCGCCTTTCTTACTATTTCTCTTACACTATCACACAGTGAATTCATTAATTTTCCGTTTACATTCATTCTTAAAGACATCTTATTCACCTTACTTTGATTTTATTTATGTACCTTTTTTACACATAAATAAAAGTTTTTCAATTTTTTTTTATTTTCACTCTTTTTTCCTTTTACTAAATTTTTTTTACTTTTCTTTACAATTTATACCGAGGTATATCCTTTAAAGGCATCAATGCTGCATCTCCATTTATTGATAATTGTTTCGACTCCACATAATTATATATATCTATCACTTTCTCTACTATATCGCTTCTCTCTATATCATCTTTTTCGAATTCCAACATTCTTATACTATCCGTCTCATTATTATACAAATTATATTTTTTTATCTTTTCTATTAAATCCTTTAAACCATTCTTTTCCATCTTTTTATCTGCCTGATTTAAATCTCCTGTTATCACCAATTTACTTCCTTTTCCTATTCTTGTTGTTAACATTAACATCTGATTCGGTGTACTGTTTTGCATCTCGTCTGCTATTATCATCGCGTCTTTAAATGTACGACCCCTCATATAAGCCAAAGGAGAAATCTCTATTTTGTTGCTGTATATTAAGTTATCTATTTCCGATCTCGAATAGTTTTCCATAAATATATCCATTATTGGTCTTGTCCACGGATCCATCTTCTTTACTAGATTACCCGGCAAAAAACCCAGTTCTTCTTCTTCTACTGCTACTATTGGTCTTGTTATTATTATTTTCTTTACTTCTTCCTTTTTTAACATATTCAATGCTTTTATACATCCTAACATCGTCTTTCCTGTTCCTGCTGGACCTGTTGCTATTACCATTTTTACTTTTTCATCGTCTAGGTATTTCTGGTAATTTTCCTGGTTTATGTTCTTTGCCTTATATATAAAATCAGGCGTTTTTATCTTCTTTAGACATTTTATTGAGCTTACCAACAATATACAAAAAATACTCATTATTTTCATTTTATATATTATTATTATTTCTATTTAGATTTTTTTTATTATATTATATTATTATGTCTCTTATTACTTTTGGAATCAATCTTGCTTCTTCTGGTATTATTACTTTACCTCTCGTTGGTCTTAATAATGTGGTTATTAATTGGGGAGATGGTAATCAAACTACTGAGAATACAACAAATCCTTCTCATACATATAATAATACTGGCTCATATACTATTTCAATTATTTCAGGAGCTTTTTCACAATTAAGCACTCAATCTATTTCTGGCGGAAATTTATTTTTTTCTAGTTTATCATCTTTTGCTTATAATATAAAAATTAATGCATTGACCAGTTTTAGTAATGCATTTTTTAATGTATCTACTAATTTTACTATTACTTTTGCTAATAATGTTACAAATAATGTTACTGATATGAGTTCTATGTTTAATAACGCCACTGCATTTAATCAAACTATATCTAATTTAGATACTAGTAATGTTACTACTATGTACCAAATGTTTAGATATACTTCAGCATTCAATAATGGTGATTTATTAAATCAATCAAATATACCTCTTGTTTTAAATACCAGTAATGTTTCTAATTTTGGAGGCATGTTTTCTTATAGTTCATTTAATCAAGATATATCTAGTTTTAATACAAGCAATGCTACTAGTTTAGCTGCAATGTTTTATTCTGCGACTGCATTTAATCAACCTCTAAATACTTTTAATACAAGTAGTGTTAGAGATTTAAGTTATGTGTTTTTTGCTTCTCCATTTAATCAAGATATATCCAGTTTTTTAATTCCAAATGTAACAAGTACTTATCAAATATTTACTAACGCTTATTATTTGTCTGCATCAAATTATAATAAATTATTGATAGGTTGGTCGAATCAAGCTCCGAATATTCAACATAATACTAGAGGTAATCTACAAATGGCTTATCCTGGTTCATATACATCTGTTTCTGCTTTATCTGCTATTAATAATCTTACTAATAATTATGGTTGGGGAATTGATTATTCTAGAAATGGAATACCTAGTCCAACCATAACAAGTATTAATCCGTCTGCTGGATTAATAAGTGGTGGTACTAATGTAACAATCGTAGGTACTAATTTTTATAACAGCGTATATAATAATCCAGTTAATTTAACTGTTAATTTTGGTGTTAATAACGCTACGGTTAATTCTATCAGCTCTGATGGTACTAGTATAAATGTAACTAGTCCCTCTGTAAATAGTTATGCAAGTGTTCATGTAACTGTTACTACATATAGTGGTTCAATAACGAGTGAAACTAGTTTTAATTTTGTTTGTTTCCTTAAAGGTTCTAAAATCCTTACTAATAATGGTTACATTCCTATAGAAAATTTAAAAAAAGGGGATTTTGTTAAAACATTGTTACATGGTTTTCTTCCTATTCATGCAATCGGCAAAAGGGATATTTATCATTCTGCTTCTGAACAACGTATAAAAGATCAACTTTACAAATGTTCTAAAGACAAATTCAATGAACTTTCTGAGGATTTGGTTTTAACTGGTTGTCACTCTATTTTGGTTGATAATTTTATTAGTCAAGAACAAAAGGATACAGTTTTTGAAATTTTAAAAGATATTTATATAACTGATAATAAATATCGTGTTCCTGCCTGTGTTGATCATCGTACTTCCGTTTATGAAACTCCTGGTACTTATACTATTTACCATTTAGCTTTGGAAAATGATGATTATTTTATGAATTACGGTATATTTGCGAATGGCTTATTAGTTGAGACGTGTTCTAAACGATACTTGAAAGAGCTTTCTAATATGGAATTGATTGAATAAATAATAATATACTCATTATTTTTATTTTATATATTATTATTATTTCTATTAGATTTTTTTATTTTTATT